TACTGGTTAATTGGTTTTTAGATAGTAAATCAGCAGGGTCAGGCATTGATTGCAATGTGTTCCTTACTGATTGTTTGATTGCAGGGTTATTAGCTAATTGTGCTATTGATTTAGCTGAGTAACCGACACCTAATAAAATACCTAATACGTCAGCAGGGTTTCTTGTCATTACTTGTTGAAGGTTATCCCATGAACCAAACGTTGTTGTAACCATCTCACCAAACTGATTAGCCATATCACGTTGCTCAACACCAATATCCTCACTAAGCAATCCACCTACTGGTGTTAAATTAAGTACACCACCTGCTACTAAACTAGATATAGCTTCTGTTGATGGGCCGGGATTGGTAGCCATGAATGAACCATCTCTGTACATAGCACCTAAATTTGGAGCAATGTTCTTTATCCAATTGGTGTCAGAGCGCTCATCGTTGTCTTCACCCCAACCAAGTGCCTGAAAGAATGGACTCTTGGCTCTCTCATCATAGACTTCTTCAGCCTTTGTATCTCTCCTTGCTTGTAACTCAGGGTCAACATCCAATAGACCAGTAAAGAACTCAGAGACACCTCCCCAAGCATTACTAAGTAGTCCATCTAATTTAACAGGTTCTTTGTCTTCCTGATTGAGTAAGCCTTGATGTAGTCTCATTGTTCTCCTGACATCATGCGTACTAGAAAGTTATTGAACATCTGCATCTGTCCGTTTTGTTCTGACATTTGTCTTAGCTGTTCTATTTTATTAAACACGTCCTCAGGTAAAGTATCTAACCAAGCTCTTACTTCAGGGATGTCATTGACGTTGGCCCATCCATCACGTGGTTGTTGAGCTATCTGTTCTTCTGTCATTACATCCAGTAGACCTTTCATACAATACCTTTCATGTTACGTCTCAATGGCTTATCCCAGTTCTCAACAGCAAATGGTTGATAGCCTACAGCAAGATACCTCATCGAATCTGCCGCATGCGAACTCCAGTCGTGCTTGGGTCTCATTCTCCATGTTTTACCATT